GTTCTTGTTCCTGAACATCTACTTGTTCTGCTATCTCTTCATCTGAAGGGACATCGATCTTAGTTCTAGTGTTCGGGAGTCCTTTTTCTATTTCTGCCATTTAATACTCCTATAAGTTTCTAACACGTTTTAATAGACCTGGCAACCCTTGTGAGTTCGGTCCTTTCTCTGGTGGTCTACCTGAAGAATCACCTGCTTGTTTAGCAATCCCACCACCTGCAGCTTGAAAAGGATCAAATGCTTGTCTTGCCCCTTGACTTCTTAATTCTGTTCTTTGCTCTGGTGTCATGGATCTTAGTTCATCTATTCTTCTTTTAGTAAACTTACCTGCTTGATATAATCCTTCTGCACCTAATGATGCAATACCAAGTGGTGACGCTATTCTTGCAACCCTTGCTGCCATTGCAGGTGTTAAACCTAAATTAAAAAATCTTTGTGCAGATCCCATCTTTGCAGCTTGTTTTACAAGTTGTGGTGCGAATGCAGCCTCCGCTGCAATACTTGCTCTATCAATAGCAGACGTTGGGTCAACACCAAACCCTGCTGTCAATGCTACAGCTCCTGCTGGTGTAGGCACGGTTGAAAAAGCTCTTCCTAAAAAACCTGGACTAAAAAATGGATTAGCTGCTAATCCAATATCCGGTCCATATAAAAATTTTGAACCAGCTTGTCTAACTTTTTCAGTTAATCTAGGCGCAACTCTTTCAGTCATGTCGATCAAAGTTTCTCTTTGACCGTATGGTGTATTTTTTAATCTTACTTCTAAGTTAGGAGAAACTTTACTTAAATATTCTCTTACTGCTGCTCGTTGTTCACCAAAATTTTTTGCATCTTTAAATTTTGTATTAAGTATTCTTCGTAAAGCATTTTCTTGCATATTTTCAGTGGCGACTGCAAACTGAACATTAAAAGCATTTCTTCCTCTTCCTGCTGTGTGGTGAATGTGCATTGGAGAAAATACAGCTCGACTGGTTTCACTTAATGGATCATAAGCTTTATTTACTTTTAAATTAAATTGATCTCGAAGATCTGGATTTTGTTGTATAAATCTTTTCTTTTTATATTCAATTAATGCTGTTTCAGAATCTATACCGTATAATTTTTGATTATCATCAACGTGTTTTAAAAAATTATCGTATGTTAAAACTTTTGGGTTTCCTTTTTTATCCACAACATTTGTGTCTATAAGTTCAATATCAAAAACACTTTTAATATCTGTCGGTCTAACCTGATCAGGATTTTTAAATTTTATATGTGACTCTTCAAGTTTAGGTCCCTCTCTATTTATTAAAAATCCTTGATGTCTTTGTGCATTCTCTAATAAATCTTTCCAAAACAAATCTTTTGGTTCTGGTTTTTTACCAATGTTGTAAGGAAACTGTCTTTGTGGTTTAGGAGCATTTTTTTTAATTCTCTCCTCATATAATTCCTGTTTTTGTTGCTCAGTCAAACCTGCTTCTCTAGATTTTGCCTGAATAACAGCTTGTCTAAGTTTTTTCGGATCACTACGGTCCACATTTAATTTCATCCTATCTGCTTCTTCAAGGATAAACTCATCACTAAATTTTGGCGCTCTTGTTGTAAACTTTTTAGATTCTATTTCTAAATCTCTACGTATTTGATTTACCCTTCTGCCAGTAAATGGTTCTCCTCTATATTTATATTTTTTTTCATTTAAATAGTCTGCAAACTCAAAATCAGATCCAGTTTTAACTGGTTTAAATTTTTTATACTCTTGTTTAAATTGTGTTTTAGTTATTGATTGTTTTGCTTTTGCTTTTTTAATTTCTTTTCTCTCCTCTATTTCTCTTTTTTGTTTTTGTTCGACAGTTTCTTTACGAGGAAGTTCTTTGATGTCTGGTCTTAATTGTTTAATTATTTGACCAGCAGTTTTTCTGTCAACACCAAATCTATCACCAGTTTCTTTTACAAAACCTTTATATATTTCTGTGCCTTTATAATTTTTAACAAACTCTCTTAAGCCAGCAGTATCTCCAATTTTTTTAGGATTTACAGTTTTAAGTCCAAGTCGTGTTCTCATTTGTTGAACCGAAGATGTTGTATTTGTGCTGGTCTTATATTTTTTATTTAAAAATTCAGCAAACTCTCTATCGGAACCTTTGAATTTTTTATATTCTTTTTTAAAAGTTTCTCTTGGTGGTGTACCTGAGTCTGGAGCAGCATACCCAGGTCTAGATCCATCATCACTTGGTTTTACTAACATACCACCATCAGCCATGTTAAATGGTCTTTCTAAATTTTTTCTTTGTAAGTATTCTTCGTACGTTTCTTGTGATGGGTCAAAATCTTTTAGCAATTCATCTTTCAAGGAACCTGGCTCAAGGTCATCCACTAAATCTGCTACAAACTCTCTCTTTCTGTTTCTACCAGTTAATAAGTATTGATTTAACTCTTTTGTTTCTTTAGGACCGAACTTCATTACTCTCCTAACATGTAGGCGAGTCCACCCCCAGCTTTTTTGATGGATGGTGCTTTGTCTGTTGCTTCTCTAATGATATCTGAAACATCATCGATACCTGTATCGATATCTTTTAACTTACCATCTTGGTCTGGTCTAATCGTATACTCTTCATATTCATCTGCCACACGACCCTCTTCTGTCATGCCACCTTTTTTGTAAACCATAGATTCTTCCTTGTAACCAAACTCACCTCGGTCATCTATTTTTGTAACAACAGTTTCATCCGGTGTGCCATAAGCGTTTTCTCTTAACTCATAGTTTTTGTATCTGTAAGTTCTTTCCATTCTAGGATCAGCAACAGCATCATCAACCATGGTTCCAAGTCTTCTAATCTTATCAACTAATGCGAAGAAATAATCCGGAGCTTGTTTAACAGTTTCTTTAACTGTCTCGATCGCTTCTGGCGCTTGTTTACTAAGACCTAATAATCCTGTTTTCAACGCAGCGATACCTCCGCCAATACCTGCAGCTTTTTTTAAAAATGCTCTACGTGCTTTGTCAAGTGATCCTATCTTATAACCAATACGACCACCCGTTGCTTTTTCTTCTGGGTCGTCTAATTTTTTCTTTTTATCTTTTAAATTTTTTGCAGCTCGTTTGTTTGCAGCTTCTATCATGGCTCTAATTCTATCCTCCTCTTTTTGTAGTTTAGCTGCACCTTCTGGATCTGTTCGTCTTACAAAATCTATAAACCCTTCTCCTGTGTCTTCAGTTATTTCTTGAATCTGCTTACCACCCATAATACCTTTTGACGTATCAATAGGTGTACCTTCCATGTCGACAACTTTATTCATGTCCTTAAATCTCTGCATTGCTTCTTGTTTGATTTTAATAAGATCAAGTCCTTTAGGTTCTGTGCCTGTAATTTTTTGATAGCCTTTAACCAGTTGATTAAATATTTGCGCTAATGACATTCCAAATTTTATCATTAATAATAGTTCCTTTTACGTTGTTCGACCTTCTCGTCGATGTAGTCTTCAGGGTGTCCGATCAGACCGCCCTGTCTGAATCGCATAATCGCTTGTGTTGTAGAATCCACAAGGTCATCATGATCGCCATATGGGAACGCTGCGCATTCTTCAATGACCTCCTCAGCAAATTTTTGCTCAGGCGCGTATATCATACCAGATTCGAACAGAGGTGCAACTGCATTTACACGAGCATGCTTATCGTTTCCTTTTGACGGACTAAAATTGACTACTGGTATATCCATCTTTCTTAACTCGTACGTTAATGGCAGTCCTGATGCTTTTGCCTCAACAATGACTGTTTCAGGTTTCCAGTATTCGTATTGCTCCAGAGCCAGACGTCTCAGCTCCGGAAACTCATATCTACCTTTGATAGAATCAAGTAGTATGAGACAGGCTCCACTATCCTCATTTGGATAGAATATTCCCCATGTAGTAATCGCACTGTAATCAGCTGTCTCCTTTTTTAAAAATGCGGTATCGTAAGATTGTATCACATGTTGTAGTTGTGGTATCTCCTCATCAGTATATTTCATCCACCACTCACGTTTTAGTATAGCACCTTCTTCTGCGGTTGGATTCTGCATCCACTGCGCGTTCCATTTGCCCGTGGGCAGTGTTGCTTGTACTTTCTCTAACTCATCAAGTTTCCAATACTCAGGCCATACAGGCTGAGCGTTCTTTGATCCATGGTCCATGATCGCTGGAAATTCGACCACGTGCCATTGATCAGCTTTAGGTTCACTCTGGTTCTTGACCAACATACCTGTTAGATCTTTTGTAGTCCAACGAGTCATAACCAAAACTATCTTACCTCCTGGTTGTAAACGTTGTCGTGGTCCGGATGTATACCACTCGTAAGCAGACTCCATCGCTGTAGGAGATAATGCATCTTGTTCAGAATGTGGATCATCAATGATTAATAAATCTGCACCACGTCCAGTAATTGCACCACCAACACCAGCTGCGAAATATTCACCACCATCAGACGTCTCCCAACGTCCAGCTGCTTTAGAGTCTTCTTGTAATCTTGTTTTAAAAATTTTGTGATAATTATCTGAGTCGATAAGATTCTTTGCCTTACGACCGAATCTTATAGCTAACTCTGCCGTGTGTGTTGCTTGAATAATCTTGAGCTTAGGATCACGGCCCACCATCCATGCTGGTAGCAAGTATGATGCAAATTCAGATTTTGTATGCCTAGGCGGCATATTAATAATCAACCGGTTTATTTCACCCGACGCCAATTTATTAA